CAAGACCGGACTCGTCGTCCCGATGCCGACGTTGCCGCTGGAGTCGATGCGGAAACGTTCGGACCCATTTGTCGACGCCGTCAGGACGTTTGCGCCCGTAGCACTCAAAGCCAGCGTGCCAGCATTGGTGACGCTAGGAGTGGTCACGGATGTCGAAGCCGATACTGTCGTGAACGCGCCCGTGCTCGCCGTGCTGCCACCGATGGCCGTCGCGTCAATCGTCCCGCCGTTGATGTCCGCAGTGTCCGCCACGAGCGAATCAATGTTCGCGGTCCCGTCGATGTTCAAATTGCGCCACTCATGCCCCGTTACGCCAAGGTCGTAGGTGTTGTCAGTCGCTGGGTTGATGTCGCTTGCCACCCGAGCGTTGAAATTAACCGTGTCCGTGTTGCTGCTGCCAAGCGTCGTGTTGTCGTTGACCGTTAGCGCGGTAGTCGTGAGCAGATTTGCATCGCTGATGCTAACACCCGAGTTCTGAATCAGCTTACCCGTCGTGCTATCAAAGCGAACAACGGCATTATCGGTAGCAGACGCAGGGCCGACGACATCGCCACCCAAGGAAGGCGAGGAGTTCGTGACGGTAAAACTAGGATAACTTCCCGTCACAGAAATGCCGGTTCCTGCCGCAATACTAACCGTCTGGTCAGGCGACGTATTCGTTACGGTAATGCTACCCGAGGTTGTGATAGGACCGCCACTAACGCTAATGCCTGTGCCAGCGGTCAGGTCAACGCTAGTGACTGTGCCAGTCGCGCCTTCTACTACCGGCGTGTCGAGAATCAGAGTTTTGAAAACGTCCATCTTAGAGGTAGTTCAGTTCTTGCATTTCAACCACGGCATCGCTAGAACCTTCGCGGATAGCCTTGGCCTTAGAAGCCATCTCCCGCGTCCAGTAAGCCGAGCTATTAGCAGGCATACGGAAGCCAAGCGAAGCGGTCGGGTCAGTCGCGCTATCGAAAGTCACGCGAATTGTATCGCCAGTAACTAGCACCAGAACGTGCGTAGTGCCAGCGTTCAAGCTCCAGTTCACGATAGCCTCGGCAGACGAGCTAATCGTGTTCTGCTTATGAGTCGTATTGTTCTGCGAAATCGCCTGCGACGGCGTATTAACAATGCGTGCGTTAGGCATGAGATTAAACTGTAAAGGGTGAAGCCTGCACCGCAGCGTCGGTGTCGCCAGCGCGAATCATAATTGCACTATCAGCTTGTCGTGCAGACCAGTATCCCTTCCATCCTGCTTCATAGAGGAAGCCATTCGAAGCTGAAGGGGTCGATGCGTCGAAAGTAACCATAGCGTCCGCATCTTGGAAATTAACGAACACAAACTTAGTTTCTTCGCCATACCACGTTGAAGAGAATGATACTGGGTCTGTGGACACAGTTAAACGCTCATCAATACCACCTGGCGTTGGAACTGGATATAAATTAACTGTGAATGTGTTAGCCATAAGATTAACGAGACTGGCGGGAGACGTATGTTGAGATTCGGCGGTAAAGCGTATTGTTATTGCGTTGCGATTCCGCTTTGTCTAATTCTACCAAAAGGTATTGCTGCGCCACGTTTTCCTCAGCGATGCCTTTGTCAATCTGACCGTCCATCCGAAGAAAGTCGGCGTAAGCAGCATGAGCAGCGTATTCAAAAAACTCGCCGGGAATGTCCGTAGCGGCGGACGTATAAGGGCCGCCCCATTCCTTGATAAAGCCAACCCAGAATCCGCCTAGGTTGCTGTAATTGTTCACCACATGAGCACCGTCAGAATCCACCCAGAACTCGTATTCGATGGCCGAGTTAATGTTCAGGGGGTTGCTGCTCCAGATGCGGTTAAAGCTATCAATCTCAGGAACCGCGTCCGCGATAACAGTAGCCGAGCCGGTGTAAGTCTCGGTGCCTGTCCCAGAAGTCAGCTCGTAAGTAAAGGTGTCGTTGGTCGTCGTGGTCGTGTCCACGCTGACAACTTGGAAGTTACCGTTAGCGTTCACGGTGCCGCTAAGAGCCGCTACCGTAACATACATACCGGCCACAAAGTTCACGCCAGCCGTGCAAACGAACGTCACGGTTGTCCCGCTACGGGACGCCGAGGCGACATTGTAAGTAGTTGGCGTAAAGGTAACAGGGATAACCGAATCGACCATAGGCCGCGCCTGAGCACCTACGATGTATCGCGGCCAAGTCTGGCTTTGCCGATACGCCTGATAAATGCGACGATTAACAAAGTTCAGGATGTTCGCTTGCTCTTGGGTCGTGAAGTCACTCACGCCCGAAAGCGAGCTAATTAGTGAATAAAGGTCGCTGTATGTTCGGTTAGTCACAGTTTGTTAGGGGAAAGGTGAGGAAACTTCTTCTGGAAGTATTTCATAAACTCCTTAGAGTGAACCTCTTTAGCTCCGTATTTCTGCTGTATACGGAAAAATTCCCACTCGGGGAAAACCCCGATACACCGACCTAAGCCGGGGACTTCTCGTTGATTAACCAGCTCTTTAGCTTGGTGAGCGGCTTTGATTTCGTTAGCACGCTCCATCTCTTTCTTTAGTTGCAGCCCCGTTTTCAGCTCGCGCATCAGCGCATCATGGATTTCTCCATCGCTGTATTTCGGGAAGTCTGTGATCAGTTGCATAAAAAAAGGGCTACCCCGAAGGATAGCCCCATTATAACACGCTAGTCTAGTAGGTTAGAACTGCGAGAAGTTCACCACTTGAAGCGCGATAACAATCTCACCAGCAGTAATCGACGCAATGGCGGCATCGTTCACCTCGATGTAAACCGGGGTGGCAGTAGCAACCATCTTGACCGGCAGAACGCCACCCTTGATGGTCGTTGTGCCGTCAGCCTGAACAAACGCATCGCCAGTGTTGGCAACGGGTGCGCTCATGGCGTCAACGTCAAGGGCATCGATAAACTCGTCTGGGTCGGCCAGCGTTGTGCCAACGTCGATCACGAGAGAAGTCGAGCCAACAATGGCTGTCTTCTCCCAGACTACGCAGGACAGAACACCGGAACCAGCCGGGAGCTTGAACAGGGCCTTCTGGCCACCGTTGCCGATGGCCTGAAGATCCGTGAAGGACAGCTTAGCAACATAGTTGATAAGCGTACCAGCGGACTCATTAACTGTGAGTTGGGGCATTTGATTTATTAGCTGAGGGCTGTGATCTTGCCGTGGGCACCGGGATGGTTGACCAACAGCGTAAGGGTTGTGTCCACATAACCACGCTCACCACCGCCGAGGTTCGGCAGACGGGTCGAGCCAAGGCCGATAAGCTCCGCAACGCCGTAGTAATCCGGGTTGAGGAGGTAGCCAGTGTCCTTGTTTGTGGTGTCAGGAGCGCAGTCTGGGTTCATGTTCACAATGCTCACCATGCCGTGGTCGGACTCATACATCTCGACCGAGAGCTTGATGGTCTTGGAATCAGCCGCCTGGGTAATCTGGCGGTAAACCGTGTTTGTGCTGCCCGATGTGCGAGCATAGTCAGCGATAACGCGACGCAGGGCTGTGTCGGCCACAAGCGTCAGGTTGTTCGTTGTGCCTGTGACGCGATAAATCGACGTAATCAGGTCATTGAAACCGCTCTCAGTCAGCGCACCGCTCGAATGAATCGAGCCAGTAGGAGTGCGGAAAGCAGCCGGAACGTCGCTCGGGCCACCCGAGTCAATCCAGTCGCCCAGAGCACGGAGGCCATAAACGGTGCCAGCACCGTCTTCAGCCGAGCGGTCATTCGCGGAGCACAGGGTAGCCTCGACGTCGCGCTTGATTTCGCGGACGGCCTTGGCCTCGGCCTGAGCAATCTTCGCAGGACCAACGGACTCAACGGCGTTCTGGAGGTCAGACACCATGAAGTCACGGCGGAACTTCTGGACGTAGTTGCCGAGACGAGCGCGGCCACTAAATTTGTCGGTGAACGATGTAACGTCAGCACCTTCGGCCACGCCGGATGTCACCGGGGAAGCGAGGGAGTCAACGGTCCATTCAACGAATGTCGCTGTCGCCTTGCTCTTAGGAGCGGACGAAAGCACGGGGGTTTCCTCGGGGGCGAGGATGGTCAGGATGTCGGTCAGGTCTTCACGATTGGAGACAGCCGAACCCGGATTGGTTGTGTCGTAAGTGTTAGTAAAAGCCATGTTAGGCGGTAGTTAAGAGTTATTTACGTTTAGAGTGTTGAAGGGCGCGGAGAGCGATGAAGTCCTGCGTAGCACCTGACGTAGAGAACCGTTGCTGAATGTCTTTCACGGCCTTAGCCGCTCGGGGTTCTGGCTGCTCACTTTGAGCAGAAGAACTTACCTGAATCGAAGGAGGGTTAATCCGCGCACTAGGCCGGGGTTCGCTCACGGGCTTGCGCCCATAAATCGAATTAGCCGCGTGAGCCACCATGTATTCCATGTAAGGCTCAAGGTCCGGGACTGCTTTGATAGCCTGCTTCAAAAGCGGGCTTTCGCGCAGAATCTCGAACTGCTTGCGGGTATCGTTATCTTCGCCTTGCATCCAATCCAGTTCCGTCCGAATGGCCTCACTAAGCTGTTGCTTGGCGGAGGCACGTTGTTGACGGGCTTGGAGTTCAGAGAGCTGCGCCGGGAGAAAGTCTTTGCGTGCTTTCTGAGCATCTCGCATAACTTTACGCACCTGAGCCTTGGTAATCTCTTTGCCGTCCACTGTCGCAACGATGTCATCTGCTGCCAGATGCTCGTTAGTCCAGAGAACGTCTTCGGCCCACTCGATAGCCTCGTCGATTTCGCGGGCTTTACCCTGCAATTTCTCAACGCTGTCGATGTCGGCAAACGGATTGTTTTCAATCCGCTTAGTCTCCAAGGGATTCTTTTGCGATTCCCGATTCGCTAGTTCTTGCTTCAGGGCATTAATCTGTTCCTCGGCTTGCTTACGTTTTGCGGTAAGTTCACCGAATCGAGCTACTGCGCGGCTACCGAGCTTGTCGGCAAGCTCCCGCAGTTCTGCCTCTGACATGGATTCTAGGTCGATTTCCTTCTTAGAAAGAACATCTGCTTCCTTTTGGCTTACAGGTTCGTTCTCAGTAACGGTCTCCGCTTGGGTGTCGTTCTGAGACTCAGACTGAGTTACCTCAACCTGGTTATCCTCCTGCTCCGCCTTCGGTTGCGGTTCTGCTGGTTTGACGTTAATTACCTCCGTTGAGATTTTAGGCTCCCCGGCGGGTTGCGTCTTACCACCTCGGCGTCGGAGTGCATACATCCCGAACGCAAGGTTGTCTGAACTTTCCACTGCACTTTTTTCACCCGCAGCGTTAGGTGTTAGAACTTCATTAGACATAGTTATCAACGCTCTCTTTAAACGCCTGAGCGATTTGCGATAAGGTCATTGTAACACGCCTTTTTGCTGCTTGACATTTATTTGCTATTATGTGCAAAGTCTTGAAGTTCAATGAATCCCAAACCACGCAAGCCTACCTCCTATGACTGGATAGCTCCAGAGCACTGGAAGGCCGCGCAAACAATGCGCCGAGTTAAGGTCAGGGGCAACGCGGCACACGCCAAAATGCACCCCTTTGGAGAGCTAGTAATTGAGGAACACGAAATCTTTACTTACTCCCGCGCTAATCCGCCGGCTCATGTAATTGCTATTTTGAAAGCCAAGCAATTTTAGGCTTGACAAGATTTCAAAATCCCCCTCACACTCCCCCTTTCTTTTAAGGGGTTTCTTTTATTTTCAGTTTACTTATTCTCTTTCTTAACCGCCGCTTAAAGCGAGCGGCCATTATGCCTAAAGAGAATCTCCTCTGAGTTAGTCATCTTTAGGATTTGGTCGTAAGCAAGAATCTGTCCCGAAATTTGCTGCATCTTATGAGGCTCTGCATTAAACAGAGCCGCGATACAAGACTCACGCTCATCCTTAATTGACTCAAGGAAGTCAGCGAACTGAGTGATGTGAGAGAGGTGGTCGAGGGATTTTTCGAGTGACATTACTTAGAGTGTTTGCGAACCATTGAGGCAAGGGTCTGTGCTCGTCCCTTTACCTGCTTGGCCCACTTGCTGTCAAGCATCTCAGCCGCAGCAGTCTTGTAATTCTTTTGCATCAAGGCAGCTTGGGCCTTCTCGAACTTGTTTAGCTTGGTAAAACCGAGATTGAAAGACATATCAATCAAAGCCTTCCTTACGTCTGCTGGCTGCTCGTCAAAGTTAGGCAGCCACTTGCGAGCGTCATTAAACGCCTGAGTGACAGACTCATTGTAAAGACGCTTAATTTCTGATTCCGTCAGGCGAACCTTGCCGCTAATCAAGTCTTGCGGGTTATACCCCATTTGCTTAATGATGCGCTGGTTATGGGGCTGCGTCAAATTAAAGCCGACACCAATAGTAGGCTTATCCTCAGTGTCGAGGTAAACATACTGCTTAACGCCTTCGTGTTTGGCAATCTGATTGTAAAGGTCTTCAGAGAACTGTCTTTCCTCCGCGCTTGAGCTAGCAACCGTCTGGTCATAGTTACCGATCTTGGCCATATTAAGCTCCCATGCCCTGAGTTTGAATGCCGCCCATAGCAGCAGGCTGAGTCCCAACGCGACCAATCTGAGCGTTCTGCGCTTGCTGCATCTGGAAGGTGTATTGCGCCGCATACTTCTGGAGTCGCGCCGCGAACACTTCGTCTTGCTGCAAACGCTGTGCAACGTCTGGTTGTGCAGCATACTGCTGAATAACCTGAAGCGCAATCTGAGCACCGTTCGGTCGAGCAGGCATTTCGATGCCAGCAAAAATCTTAGTAAGGTCATCCGTAACGAACTTAACAATTTGCTGTTGGCCTTGCTCAACAGGTTGCAGCATCGCGTCAGCAGCAATCGGGTCGATAGCGTTAGCCGCAATGTCAATGAGAGCGTCGGGGTTAATACGTCCATTACGGTCCAGTTGAATGAGGCTGACAAGCTGGTTCAGCTTTGTCGCCTGCGTTTAGGGGTCTGAGGTAAGGACATCATAACCGATAACGATATCGTAATTCTCGTCAGGGGTCGCCTTGTCAAAGCGCATCGGGTCAACGACGCCGGTAACACGAAAGAACACTTGGTCAGGACCGAACCGCTGGTAGCACTTGAACGCCATCTTGATAACGTCCTGAATGTGCAACAAGAACTTATCGAGGATGAACTGACGCTTCGTAGCGGAAGCCGGGTCATTCGCGCTAAGGCCAACGAGACGGTCAGCAACGTCAATAAGCGTGCGCTCCATTTCCACGGAGCCGGGGTTATACTGCGGCGTAGGACCGAATTGGAACTCACCACCACGGCGATACGGAACGAATCGCCCCGGCCCCCAATCGCTCGGAGCGTTACCAACCGGGTGCATAATCGGCGGCATCGTAGCCATCGAGTTACGGTCAATGCGGCTATCGCGCTCAATCTTCACCTGCCATTGAATACCGCGCAGAATGTCGGCCATGCTCTGAACGTCATACAGACGCTTAGAGGCTTCGCTAAGACGAGTTACAATTACGGGATAATCCTCGTAACCGTTCATAAGCTCGAACTTGCCGTAAGGCTTAATCTCACTAATCTTAGATGAAAGCTCCCGATGAAACACCGTGCAGTAAATGCCCTCGGAATTGTCAATCGGGTCCACGAGACGCTGATAGCCGTAAACAATCTCAATCAGTTCGTCCGCCTCGTAAACCATGTCGTCCCAAAGGACAGACTTCCGGGTGTTGTTCTCCTGACCAATCGTGTCAATGTTCACGCCCCGGTAATGCTCGATAACGTAATCCACCCAATCGGCATCCCAGCCTTCGGTGGAAACTTTGTTCTTTAGCTCCTGAGCCGTAAAGTAAGTGCGCCAGAAACAATAAGGCGCACGCTGCG